AAGCTGACGTTATGTGGAGCGGACTACTATCAATTGTTGTCACGGGCATTGGCTTCTGGGTCAAATCGTGGACGAACGAGATCACGCGCTTACAGATCCTGATTAACCGCACCCGCGAAGAATACATCACGAAGGCGGACAGCTCCGACCAAATGAATAGACTGATGACGCGGCTAGACGGGCTCGACGCCAAGATAGACCGCCTGATTGAGAGGAAGTGATGCTCTGCGCTCTGGTCTTTGTGAACTTCGGACACGCATGGGTGCAGGGCGTAGGCAATGTGCTGGTGAAGTCTTGTTACTACAATTGCGGCAGCGAGAAGATAACAAAGGTGCAGTGGTATGATCGCAAGTATAGCGTGCCGCCGCATTATGTTTGCCCAGTGAGGTTTGCAGACGCATGATTGATCCGTTCACAGCATTCGCCGCAGCGCAGACCGCCGTGTCCGCCATCAAGAAAGGCATCCAGCTCGGCAAAGACATTGGCGGCATATCGAACGATCTGGCCAAATTTGCCGGCGCGATTTCAGACTTGGAATTTGCACACAAGTCGGCGGAGAACCAGCCGTGGTACGCCGTGCTGTTTGGTGGCAATGGACCCAGTGCGATGGACATATTCGCTAAGAAGAAACAGGCGGAGGCTCTGCGTGCAGATATTAAGCAATATATTCAGTTTGGCTACGGCCAGTCCGCTTGGCAAGAGCTCCTGCGGATCGAAGCCCAAGTGCGCAAGGATCGTCAGAAAACTTTATATCGCAAGGCGGAGATTAAGCAGGCAATTATCGAGTGGACTTTGGGCATTTTGGTGGTGGTATCAGGCATTGGTATTCTCGGCGTGGTCATTTATTACCTCGGGAAAAAGCAGGCGAAATGGTAATGGCACACACGATACTTGATAATTGGAAAGTTCTGCCGCGCTTGATGATGCTGGCGGTCACTGTGCTGACATATCAGGCGGTGCATTGGTTTATGGGGTTAGATGATCCCAGCGTTGCCCAGTCAGGGCTTGTCAGCGTCTGTATGGGGGCGCTCACAGGCTGCTTTGGCATCTGGATGGGTAAGGAGAGCAAAACGAGCGTGACCAACACTGGTTCAAGCGCAAAGGTCGAGTATGAGGTGGGGCAATGAGTTTTCTTAGCGATCTGATAGCGCCAGCCACCGAGCTTGCAGGCAAGTTTATCCAAGACAAAGATCAGGCCGCACGGCTCGCGCATGAGCTAAGCACGATGGCCGACAAGCACGCTCAGGAAGCCATGCTTGCGCAGATCGAGGTAAACAAGGCTGAAGCTGCCAGTGGCTCAGTATTTAAGGGCGGCTGGCGTCCGTTTATCGGATGGGTTTGCGGCGCTGCGTTTGCATACCACTTCGTCTTGCAGCCACTCATCGTCTTCGGCGTTACCGTTGCTGGCGTTGAAATACCGGAGCTGCCTACATTTGACATGGGTAGCTTGCTGACAGTTATGATGGGGATGCTCGGACTGGGCGGTCTTCGAAGCTACGAAAAGAAACAGGGGTTAACGAAGTGATGGCGACACCAGCGAAAGGCAAAGCCCGCGTCAAGGTCACGGCGTCCGGGAAAAAGGTCAGCTACGGTCAGGCGGGCAAGGCGAAGGGTGGCGGCCCACGGGTCAAGCCCGGCACATCCAAGGGCGACGCGTATTGCGCACGATCCGCTGCGCAGAAAAAGAAGTTTCCGAAGGCGGCGAAAGATCCTAACAGCCCGCTCAATCTATCACGCAAACGCTGGAAATGCTCCGGCACTAAATCGAAGAGGTCATAACATGAAATATGGTAAAAAATCATCTGGCTTTAAGCCATGCCCATCCTGCAAGACAAAATCCGCCTGCCGCGCCGCCGGCATGTGCAAGAAGATGAGCGCTAAAATCAAAATGGCGTAAGGGGTTCTGAGATGTCTTTATACAAAAACATCGCAAAAAAGCGTGCGCGCATTAAAGCCGGAAGCAAAGAGAAAATGCGTAAGCCCGGCTCCAAAGGAGCGCCAACGGCCAGTGCATTTAAAGCGGCTGCCAAGACAGCAAAGAAGCCAGCTAAGAAAAAGGCTAAAAAATGAGTGAAGCAATGAAGTTGCTCCAAGCCAAAATTGGAGTTTCAGCCGACGGCGCGTTTGGCCCGAACACGGCCAGAGCAATCGCTAAGCATTACGACCTGTCGCCCAACCGCGGCGCGCATTTGCTTGGCCAAGCCCACCACGAGAGCGGCGGGTTTAAGCGCACCACCGAGGGGCTGTACTACTCAACCCCGGAGCGCATCCAAGCCGTCTGGCCGTCTCGCTTCCCGACCGTTGCGAGCGCAGAGCCGTATGCCAAGAACCCGCAGGGGCTGGCAAACAAGGTCTACTCCAGCCGCATGGGAAATGGCGACGAGGCAAGTGGCGACGGATTTGCGTTCGCGGGAAAAGGTTTCCTACAGCTCACGGGCAAGGCAAACGTCAAAGCATTTGCGGCTGACATGGACTTGCCGGAGGTGCTTGAGTATCCATCGAAGCTGGCTGACGAGTACGCCTTTGAAACTGCGCTGTGGTTCTTCCAGAAGAACGGCCTGTTCGCGATTGCCGATGACGGCGTGAACGACGAAGCCATCAAGCGGATCACCAGGCGCGTGAATGGCGGCTATCACGGTCTGGAGGATCGCATCAACCAGACGCGCAAGATCCACACCTGGCTGATTACTTAGCTTAGTCCGGTTAGCTAAGTGGCCAGGCAAGATCAGAAGGCCAGCGCGGCGGTAGGAAGGGCCGGAGAGCATTTGGCCCTCGCCTACTTATCGTTGGCTGGATACATCTGCACGCTCTGCCAAATAAAAGATCACGATGCTTATGTGGAGACGGATACACAGACGCTCACGCTGCAAGTGAAGACGGCCAGCAAGACGCACAAGACTACCAATAGATACGCATTTCACACACCCAAGAAGAACGTCGATGTTTCAGACGTGTTTGCGTTTGTATCTATTGAATTAGGCGCTGTGATCTTCCGCCGGGGTGATGAGCTGACCTCTGTGACGACATACATTTCGCCAGAGGAATTCCTGAACGAAGAGAATTCAATGCAAAAAACATTCGACAGCTTCAAATAGCCACTTGTGACCGGGCGCAGCTTTGATTAGAAAGTCTGAGTGGGTGGCTTTTCATCGCAACTGTTTTTTGGTTTCGACGCTGCTAAATGTGCCAACATTCACGGCCACCCACACGATTACTAGAATATAATACCCACCAGCGCCATCAAGCCAGCGCCGCTGATGAAGCCAAAGATGGCTCCGATCAGACCCGCTGCGTTTATCATGCGCTCCAGCTCTTCGTCAGTCATCTAAACTCTCCACCATTTGTATTCTCTCGCCAATCCAGCGCATAACCGGAACAGCCATTGAGTTGCCCATCGCCTTGTATCGAGGCCCATCTGGGCAATCTTCTGCTGGCTTATTGCGCCACGGTATCTGCGTGAAGTCGTCTGGGAAGCCTTGCAGGCGCTCACATTCTGTTGGAGTAAGGCGGCGGACTTGCGTGGCAGTGACGAGTTTGGTGTAATGCCCAGCATTGTTGTTCGTGCCAGCAGGTAATGACGACATGATGCCGCTTTGGTGATGCAATGTGTCCTGTTGGTGCGAACCATATCTAACGGGTTCAATAAAAACCGCAGGCGTCTTGCTCTTATCCAGCGTTGGCGTGACTTCAGTTGACACGCTGTCGCCCTGACTGGCGCTGTTCTGTGCGCCGAAGGCTACGGGCGGGGTTTCGGTTGTGGGGTCGTATGCGCTTCCAGTGCGTGTTGTAAGGCACTGGGCAATTTCTTCCCGCGCCTCTCGGCTCGGCGCAGGATGCCCTGACAGGCTTTCGCGCTCAAATAGAACCGCTGCGGCACGTCGCCAGTCTCCAAGGTATCCGACAACGAACACACGGCGGCGTCGCTGGGCCACTCCGAAGTATTGAGCGTCAAGCACTCTGTAGGCGAACCCATACCCGAGCTGGCCCAGCGCCCCGAGGAAGGTTCCAAAATCCCGTCCTCGTTGGCTAGACAAGACGCCGGGGACGTTCTCCCAAACCAGCCACTTGGGCTGATATTGTGCAGTAATGGCAAGATAGGTGAGCATGAGATTTCCCCTTGGGTCATCAAGTCCCTTACGAAGTCCTGCGACTGAAAAACTTTGGCAGGGGGTTCCTCCGACCAAAAGGTCAATTGATCTGTCAATGGGCCACTCCTTAAATTGTGTCATGTCGCCAAGGTTAGGGACATCTGGGTAATGATGCGCCAGCACGGCGCTTGGAAACTTTTCTATCTCGCTGAACCACTGCGGCTTCCATCCAAGTGGATGCCACGCGGCAGTGGCGGCTTCAACGCCAGAGCAAACTGAGCCGTATTTCATGTGTCACCCTCATCAAAGCAGTTATTCAATGGCTGAATAGGTTGCTTACTAAACACCCAGCGCCACTGCCGTTTGGTATAGCCCGGCACTTCAACAAAGTCTCGCACGCGATAAACCTTGTTGGCCTCCCACATTTTCTTGAGATAGCTTGACGTGCGCGGCACACTATCGCCTAGAAGCTCTGCGGCCTCTGCTGCCGTCACACGCTGGTCATACGGGATCAAAGAAAACAGACGTTTACCCTGCTCAATGCTGTGTTGCTTGCTCGCCTCAGCTGCCTTAATCATAGACGGGGCCATTGTGGTCGGCCTGCGCGGGCCAGACGGCAGGGCTTCACGCTTGCGCTGGCGATACATGAGGGTTTCAAACTCCCATAAGCAATGGCCGTATGTGATCTCAAAGCGCTCATGCTTATCCGTCACGCCTTCCAGCTTCAACCTCAATCGCTCGGCTGCGTCTTTTGCATCTCGCGCTTTAGCACGTCGATTAGCGCTTGCTGCTCTTCCAGCCGCTGCTTCAAGTTTGGCCGCATCGCCGTCTTCGCCTCCGTCAGCATTATGCTGTTGATCCGCTCTAGCCTTTTTATAATAATCTGAGTTTGGTCCGTATTCACGTTTCTTCCTTTCAAGTTTTATGTTCGCTGCGGAGCATATGCGGGCTATTGTTGACGGTGATACACGCAGCAATTCTGCGGTCTCAATCTGAGACATGCCCTGCTGTGCGCAGTCAAGAACGTGTCGGGTGAGCGCCTCTGGATCGTATTTCATTCGTCTTCCTCCTCTTCGTCGAATGGCGGTATCTCGCCCATGCCGCCGCACTCGGGGCATAAAACGGTCTCCATGATGATTTCGCCGATGTCTCGGCCTGCGTTGTGCGGGTATGCGAACCCCTGCTCCACGGTGCCCTCTCCGTGGCACTCAGCGCACGCTATGAGCTTCGGTAGGATGCTGTCTAAGCCCAGGCTCATGTCGCGCCCTCCTTATCCTCTGTGGCCAGCTCACCGGCGCAGGCTGCGTATCCAGCCGCGTCAATGTAGTTGTCGGCGTGCTTCGGGTTTGACTTGGCCCTGGCCGCCTTCAGCAGCAGCATCATGGTCCCAACGTCGTGCGGTAGAACCTCGACGCCAAGGTGGACGCTCCAGTAGATGGCGATGGTCTTGAAGTTGTCCTCCATATCGCCGTGGTCGGACGCCCGGTCCTTGGTCACATATTCCTTGGCCGTGTCTAAGACTTCGGCGCGGGTGAGTTTAGCCATTGGTGGTCTCCCAGTGTGTTGGCCGCGCCTTGGGGCGCATTGGTTCGTCTGAAATATTAGCGGTTACTGTGCAGGCGATCAACAGCCCGCAGAGCGACGTCCAGATGACGAGGATCGCCCAGTCTTGCTTCGTTGGCATCATGTTATGTTCTCCCGGTGGGTGGGGGCCGTAGCCCCCGGTTGATTAAGAAATCGATTGAAGCTGTGTGCGGATTTTGATTTTACCCATCATGTCCAAGTCTGGGTAGGTATCGTTGATCCTGCGCGATAAAACATTAGCGGCACGAGTGACTGCGCGACGCGTTGATGCAGTGCTGTATTCGCCATCTAAGTGTTCAGCTTCCAGCGTTCTTTTGTAAGCTGCGATGATTTTTGCGTCGACTGTCATGTCCGTGTCTCCCTTGTTTCTGTCTATATTGTTAACATAGGGGTAACACACACCCCTTGCAAGCACAAAATGTTCACAAAGCGAAAAAAATGTTATAGGGTGCCAGGGTGACATTCATGGAGGATCACATGCTCGACGACCAAACGAAAGAACTGGTGCGCAATCTCAACAATCCGCACCGCGTGACAAACATCATGGCGCTGTTCAAATTCTGCGAACAGGCGGCCACGATCATACAGGAGCAGTCGGCTCAGCTGCACCAGCTGGCGGCGGACACGTTGAAGGCGCAGCCCGCTAAGACTGCGCC